AAAGAAATAAGCACTACTTAAAGCATACAGTTGCAATAACATCACATTTTGCTATATAATACCTTATGAAGCTATATCGCGTCCAAGCAAACTATAAAAATATATATCTTAATGAGATGCTTGAGGCTGAGAACGATAAGGCCGCTCTTGAGTGTTTTGTTAAGAAGGTTGACTCAGGAGATGTAACAGAGAATGAAGGTGCTGGTTTCCATGATCCCAACATTTTCCTTCTAACCTTTGAGGAGGTAGACCGAGATGGCACTACAAAAGTTGATATCGGAAAAACTTCAGTTGGAGTCCAAGTGGGCAACACAAGCGTTGGCACAGGGTAGAGTTACTCCAGACATGAAGTGGATTGATATAGAGATCAAAGAACTTAGAACTAAGATCAATGATCAAAGTGTTGAAGACGCTAAAAAGGGTCTTTTAGATATAGCTAGTTAAGTTTTAATCTAGCTTAAAAAAAAATTAAACTTTTACCTTAAGACTTCTGCGCTCTAAATTATTCTTTGGCTTCGCCCCAAGATCTACCTAATGCAATATCTACTTTTGATGGTACTTTGAGTGAATCAATTGCATTCTCCATAATATGTTTTACACTTTTCACATCTGATTCTTTTTCAATAGAAAAACACAATTCATCATGTATCTGAAGTAAAGGTTTAAATCCTGCCTTATAACAATCAATCATAGCTTGTTTAGTTTGATCTGCAGCAGATCCTTGGATCAATCTATTCAAAGCTTTGTAGGTGAAAGCCCTCCTGATGTTATTTCCATATATAGCCTTAGCCTCCTCGTACTGCATGGCCTTGTTCATTCCGAAGGTAGCAGGCTCCCACATGTCAAATCGACATCTACGACCTCCTATGGTCCTTATAAAGCCATATTTAGAGGCACTGTTGGTTACTTCTGTAGCTAATCTTTTAACAAATGGCACTCTTTCTCCATACTGTCTAAGTAGAGCTTCAGCTCTATCTTTATTAATACCTAATTCTTTACCTAATTTGGCCTTTCCCATACCATAGAATAGACCTAAGTTAATTGTTTTAGCTTGAGTTCTAGTTATACCAGCCATATCAGCTACAATCTGGTGAAAGTCAGCAGACTCATTTTTATAAGCTTCAATGAACTCCGCTGCACCTTCAAAATGGTCATTGACAGATGCAGCGTAGTGAGCAACAAGCCTAGGCTCCTGTTGTGAGTAGTCGAAACTACCCCATTGTTTACCTTCTTCAGGTAAGAACAAGCTTCTAATTTTGTCACCAAACTCTTTGTTCCTTGCAGGAATTTGTTGTAAGTTTGGATTTGAATATGATAAACGTCCAGACACAGTTCCACCTTGGTCAGATCTTAACTGATTTATTTCAGAATGAATTCTACCTTTGTGAACATAACGTTGAATGGAGTCTATGAATGTTGAATGGAATTTATTTATTTCTCTTGCTTCTCTTATTAGTTGCGCTATCGGGTTATCACAGTTCACTAACCAGTTTTGGGTAAAACTTGGTTCGTCAGTTTTCGCTGTCCGTGGATACTCAACACCTATTCGGTCAAACACTTGAGCAACAGATCGAGCAGCCCAGATGTCTACATCAAGTGTGGTCTGAGATTTTATACTTGATAAAACCTCAGACTCTTTACGTTTGAATTCTTTTTTTAACAGAGAAGCCTTCTCCTCGTCAACTCTTATTCCTCTACGCCTTGTATCTATCAAAATAGGCAATAATTCCATCTCCATTTCCCAAACATCGTGTAGGGACTGCTTAGATATCTCTGTTTTAAGCGTTTGCCATAAACGTAAGGTTAACCCTGCATCTTGCTCAGCATAGAAGCCTACGTAGCCCGCAGGCAGCCTCCACATGTCAGCTTTTGGGTCAATTCCCCATTCTTTGGCTTTTTCATTCAAAAACGTTTCATTTTTGATTTCACCTAAATAATCTTTCGCACATGCATTTAAACTAAAACTAAATCTGTTTTCATTGATGATCGCAGCAGCAACCATAGTATCAACTATCTTGCCTCTGATCTCAAAACCATTAACTAGTAACCAACCAACATCATAACTTGCATTATGAAATATTTTTGTAGCATCAGTTTTTAAAATATCTTGCATCCAAGCGCAGGTAATCGACAGATCCATATTCCCACCAGCATCATGAGCAATTGGGAAGTACCATTGTTGCCCAAGTGCAGCAACTGCAAAACCTACAATGTGTCCATCAAAGGTTGCCCATCCTGGTCCTTTAGTTTTAATATTTGGATCTTTAGTTTCTAAGTCAATCGCTATTTCTGTTGCTTGGGATAGGTCTGGATACTCTGCTGGAGCTATCCAATCACTATCGTTGTATATAAAATTTAATTGATGGGTCATTGTTTTTTCCTACTTAAGTTTGCATCTTCAATTGATATTGCTTTTTTATAAGGTATGTTAAGTTCAAATAAAGCGCATTCAGCACAGTAATAATTATACTCGTGTACAATTACTGCAACTACTTCATCACAACGTTCACACATTATTAATTTATTTTTTCTTTTTGGCATCTTTTAAATGTTCTATTTCTAAATCACAGTAATGTTTAATTTTTTCTAAATCTTCTATTTGTTTTCCTTTAAATAAATATCTACAAACATATTTTATTACGTTTGCTTGAAATGGATTTAAACCATTCTTCCTTATAAATGTCCAAGGTTGAATTTCAAAATGTTGGTAGTGAGATCCTCCAATTTGTCTGTCTTGTGGAAATGCTTCATCGAACATACTTTTATCTGACATAGTTAGCCTCATATTGTTTGTAATACTTTCCTAATGGAAAATTATATTGGTGATAGGTACCCAACAAATGGAGTGTACTCTTGGATCTGGTTGCTCCTGTATACCAAACCCTAAGTTCTTTTACTTTATCTGCTAGATTTTTTTTATCGAAGTGTGATGGAAAGTTACATTTACTCGCCAGGACAACATTATCTGCTTCACCACCTTTTACTTGATGTATGGTATCAATAATAATTTTTGGAGGTTGTGATAAGTCTACACCTTCACTCATAAGTTTTTTAAAATATTGCTTATCTTTATCTTTAAATTTTCTCTTAAATACTTGATTCCATAGACCTTTTTCATCACGCATGCCACACCTTAAATGTAATTCATCAAATGTAAAGACTTGATTTGGATGTGCAAAACTCCATTTTTTACTTTCCGCTGACCGGTATCCGTGGTCTATGTTTAATAAATACTCATACATAGTTACAGCTTCTTCTCTACTGATGCTACCACCATTACAAATTTTATCCCAATAATTAATCGCAGAAAACTGATTAGGATCAAATGATTTATTATTTTTCTGGTCCTGATAATACAAACCAAGGTTCCTTGCCTCCTGTTGGAGTTCTCTTTTTACATCATTAATTCTAGCTAACACCATCCAACTTCCATCCATATCCCAAGGTACTTTTTTAAGACCACCCCACCTATACACATGGCCTTCCTTACCATTGGAGTAAAACTCTTTTTGTATTCTATTTTTACCCATAGAATTAAGTAAACACTTTGAAAAGAAATGTATGTTTTTATTTAACCTTACACTTTTTTTTAATACCAAAGACTTACCAGGAAAGGTTTGAAACAAATTAACATCCGCACCATTCCATTCATAAATCGCTTGGTCATCATCACCTGCAATATAAACTCGCTCTACTGCTTCAGCCATTTTAACTACCATGTCCCATTGTAAAGGTGTTAAATCCTGAGCTTCATCTACCATTAAAACTTTAAAAGGCACGACAAGACCATCCTCAATAAACTTCTGCACCATATCTGTGAAGTCCAGCCTATCCGGTGCCCGGTGCCCATTCTCCATCTCCATTGTTTTAAATTCTTCGTAACCTGCAATAATTGATTTAAACTGTTGTAGTCTAACTGACTTTCTTGATTGTTGTTTGTACAGCCACACAGGATCTACTTTCATGTTTCTTGCCCTGTCGTATATTTGAAGCGACCAATTATTATATACTTTTTGATCATCCCAAGTATCTTTGTAGCCTACCTTGACAGTGCCATATTGTGTATGAAACATAAGCAGGTCTGCCTTTGGATCTAATACGGGAATTTCAGCAAACTGTTGTCTGGCCAAAGAATGTAATGTTCTAAAATATGAGAAAGCATCTTCGTCATAGCCTTTGAACTTTTGTCTAACCCTTGCAACACACTCGTCCACAGCTTTGTTAGTAAATGATACATAACAAATTTCGTCTGGAGAGTAACCTTTCTCAAGGTACCTCTTAACTCTTTTAAGTAGGTTTTCTGTTTTACCTGTACCAGGTGGGCCAAATATTTTAATTGTCTTCCCACGCAGCTTTTGCTTTAGTAAATTTGACATCTTTATTTTTGTGTTCCATTTGTTTTGGTAGAGTCACAACCCAATGTCTAGTCTGAATTCCTTTAAACTTAGCTTTAGGAAGTGCTTTACCTTGTTCTAAGAATCTAGTGCATTCTTTTTCATTCCAATTATAACCCATTTTTTTCATAAAAGATCTAAACGTCTCTAGCTTAAATCTCATTTCAACTTCATCTTTCCATATATTACCAGAATCTATTTGATCAAATTCGGTAGTATCTTCTACATCTTCAATGAATTTAGTCATTCTAGAATTAAATACATCCTGTTGTTCTTCTCCTGCATCAAATCCTTCCATGTCTTGTTTGTTACTTATCAATTCATCCAACCAATCTCTGTAAGGATCTGGATCTCTTTTACTTGGTTTCAAAGCTCTCCAAACAATATCGTAATTTAATAATTGTTCTCCTAACAACTGCTGTTGGTATAATTGTTTCGTACTTAATCTAATTGATTTACCTTGAATAGGTAGAATCCAATAAGGTTCTGGATAAGAATTTACTTTTAAAAGTTTACCTACTTCAGGTAAAGCTTCGTTTGATCCGATACCATGCTTACGTCTTAAGCATGTACTTGATGAACAATGCATTCTTGCAATAGAAGTTTTACATTTATAAGCATACTCTTTGTTCTCAACACCTTTGAATATATTATTTAACTCCTGTGGGTGTAGTGGTTCAGAGCATACCTTAGGCATTAAGTTTCTAGTCCAATCTTCATACATAACTGGATCTGCATTTATCTTTTTTGCTAACACTGCAACATTAAACATTGCATCGTTACGGCCTTCACCTTTTTGAACTTTGTTTTTCATAAAGTTAACTACGCAAGGTGGGTAGTCTTTTGTTTCATCGTCTTGAAATATTTTTAGTTTATTAAACTCTTTAGGATTTAATCTATAGTCAGCTACAAACTTATATAAGTTTTCTAACTTAATAGAATTACCATCGTTGTCCATTGCAACTCTTGTTGGCATCTTGGCCTTTTGATAAGGCAGATTAACAAAGTTACCTTTTCTTTTTTTATTCCAATCTTCAGGTGTAAGATCTACTTCATCCTGTGCAGGATAAATATCTGTAGTCGTATCATTAACACCTAAATCAGAAGCAAGTTCAATTAATTTTTTACGCATTGAAGATGCGGGAACTACACCATCAATAAA